CGGGGCAAGGTTGCCTACGCTGTGGCGGCATCCGGTCCGGCGGCATCCGGTCCGGCGGCGCGTTCTAACTCGCGGATGCGGTCCGCCTGTTGGCGGCAGGTTTCTAGATGCCGATCAGCTAAATCGCGCACACTGACGAGCCGGTCCACTAGCTCGCGAGTCAGGCGATAAATCACCTCCAATAGATCCGAATCGGTAATGTCGGCTGTTTCCAGTATCCATTCTTTGACACGCTCTAAATCCAAATCTTTTTCGGGAATGTCCCACCCGTACCGCTCACCCTCATCTAACAAATCAGAAAAATCTATACAGCTATTACTCATGATTTCCAACAAATCGCCGGAATCACTAACACTCACATAAGACGCATCTATTTCAACAGACATATTTTTTCTCCCAAAGAATCGCCGCAACATTGCGGCAGTCGGACTATCGCATACCTTGCGGGCAAAAAAAAGCCCCGCCGGAGCGGGGCACACTTTGGGAAGTGTAAGTTAAGCGGCCATCGCCACGCGTTGCCAATCGGAGCGGGGCAGGTCCAACACGCGCCCGCCGAGCTTCTGCCAATCGTCCACACTGTCCGCGTCCGCGGTATGCGCTACCGCTGTCACCGCGTTCACCATGGTGGCGCGGGTTACTGGCTGACCGGCATAGCCCGCCTGCCCGATAGTGGCGAGCAAGCCGTCCATCAAACTGGCGGTATCTTTTTTGGTCAGCGCCAGCACTTTGCCCATAGCCTCGACTGCCGACTGTGGCGAGCCCTCGACTTTGTCATCATGCGCGGTTTTCATTTTTTCCAGCACTTCGTCGAATGACTCACGGCTAGCGTATGCGGCAGTGACATCCCGCATCTGAAGCGCCAGCGCATGGTTGTCAGCATCCTTCGCTTCATCGGTCAGCAGTCCCCACGTATCAGCATCGCCACGCGCCCCCGTGATGTGAGACTTGCGGGTGCGCTTTTCGGTTTGCATTCCGTTCAGGCAGGCCAACGTCCAAAACATCTGATAAACATTAACGCTACCGCAACCGACTTCGCTGTTACTCATGCCAATGCCGAGCGCCATGATATCGCCCACCGCCGCGCCCTCGCCAGTAATGACCGCTGACTTCAGTCGAAGGTACAGGCGCTTGTCAGTCACCGTGCCGTTGACCACTTGCCACTGGGCATCGCTTTCCATCAGTTCCGGCAGGGCCGACTGCAAGAGGTGCACGTTGTCAAAGGTCTTGAATTTATCGCTGACAAAGGCTCTCGCCGTGCCTGCCCTCTCAGTGTGCTGGAATGAGCGGATCATTCGCACCGCCGGTTCCTTCTGCCAGATAGCGTTAATCAGTCCATCGAATTCAGTGGAGTAATCCTGCTGTAGGCGGCGGGCAGTCCGGACATCGATACCGGCCCGCTGGCTGATCTGATCAAACGCCACATCATTAGCGGCAAGGATCTGAGTCGGTGCACCGCCCGACTGCTCCATGATGATCTGGCTGACTTTGCTACCGTCACCCCGGTCACCTGTCATAAGCTGAAGCTGATTAGTCGGTGCCAGAAAGTCCTGCGATCTGGCGGCTTGGTCCTGTACCTCCTGAAGCAAGCGAGTCAGGGTGTTGTCTGAATTTTCAATCGTATGTTGCATGGTGTATCTCCCAAAGTAGGCGCGGCAGGATTGCCGCAACCAAACTATCGCATACGCGGCCCCGCCTTGCAACGCTCTTTTTAAAATTTCTTTGGGCATAAAAAACCCCGCCGGAGCGGGGTTGGTTTGGAACAGGGGAGAGCCTAAATCAGGCGCTTAAAATCAATAGGCGGATAAGCCCCCACCTGCGCCTCGCCCACCTCGGTGAAACCCTCAATGTGGTTCAAAATGTCGCAAAGTTCCAAATCGTCCCAGATAACCTTGTGGCCAATGAAAGGCACACCATCGTCTTCCTTCAGCCACGTGTCTTGGGCATAGAGCCTCGCGGCTTTTTCGCTGACGAACCACCGGCACTTCTCTCCGGACTCAACGGTCCACAAAGTAATCAGGCTCATGACTCATCCTCCCGCAGTGCCAACTTGATTTGCTTAGTGGCTATCAATTTTTGAAGGGTCTGCACCTTCCATTGAAGGTCGTCAACTGAGTAGTCTGGGATGCCAGAAGCGACATCTGTCAGATGCTCCTCAAGGTGATCTACCGCCACTTGGAGCGCATTGAATTGAATGGGCGTCAGTCCCGTAAATGACATAGTCATGACTCCCCCTTTGCGTAAGCAACGAGCTTGTCTTCCTGAACTAAGTCCAACAGCAAATAGAGCGTGTGAACATCGCCGGTTTTTAATTCGTTTTCAATCCGGTCAAAGAGACTTTCCCACAGATCTTCGGTCATAACGACGCCTCCCGATTTGCGGCGGGGAAGGTGTCGCAATACTCCTGCACCAAATCGGGATAACTCAAAGATATCCAACGTTTACGCTGACTTCCCAGCTCTTGCTCTGAAATGTCATTTTGCTCTTCATGCTCGCTCAGGTCTTCAATCATCCACGTGCTTATTTTTAAACGGTGGATGTTGTTTTGAGCTTCTCTCAAAAGGTCTTCCCAAAATTGTAGGGATCTTTCGGGATTGCCGGTCAAAATCAAAATAGAATTACCCGCGTCACGTTCCGTTAATAAATCAATCCCCCCGGCGGAGTTTGGTTTGCTTTCTACTGGTTTCATAGTTCTCTCCCAACATCGGGCAACATTGCCCACCTACATCATATGCGGGTCAGCGCATAGATGCAATGGCAGTCAAGACCTGTCGATAAGAGACGGGATAACTGAAGTGTTTATCCGGCTTGGCTCGCAAGCCTTCTAGCTTCAAGTCCACTGCCCGCTCACCACGATAAAGAAATACCTCATGTCCTGTGGCACTGGTCAGCTTCACGGCTATCCAGACACTGCCCCTAGCGTGTTTGGTCAAGAAGGCCACTTGGTGAGGGGACATATTGACGCTCATGTTGGCTGTGGTCTTTAGTTCAACCATGTGCCAATCGCCCTGACTGTCCATGATCAGGACATCCGGCACACCTAACGTGGCTCTAGATTCTAAACGCGTGGCAGACCAATCAGGGAAGTTGTCCCTCATTGCTTTCTTCAAAGACTGCCAAAAGCTGGCTTCACGCTGTTTCTTCGGCTTCGCCTTTACTTCCAAAATATCGGTCACTTTTTCCGAATTCCCTCAAAATCCTCTCGCTCCAATCTAGACATCAGGTGGAGCGGTTTTACCAACCTCTGCCCTTTTTGCATTTCTTGCATTCGACGCCATGTGGCAGGGCCATACCAAAATTTTCCCCACAAATTAATCAGAAACATCTTGCACCTCTTCTGCGAGACGCTCACGCGCCCGCTTCCTGTTCCCAGCTTCCTCTGCTCCAGCGTCATGTGTCAAGGGCGCATACGTCTGCTTCAGTTCGTTCAAAGCTTTCATGACCTCTTCTTTGCTCATTTGCTCAATCGTGCCGTGACGAATCTCTGTCTTGTTAACGTAGATGTCACCCTGCGCCTGACCCCTGCGGTACTCAGCCTGCACTGCCGCACTGAACGCGCCTTGCTCGAGGGCGGCATCCCGAATGATTTGCAGATCTCTCAAGTGGCGCTGGTATTCCACGCCGTACTTCTGATCAAGCTCCTGCCGATACTCTCGAATGGCTCTGCACACATGGGGAGAAATGCGGGGGTTGGTTAGCTCAGAAGCGCGGACATGGGCCGACTTCTCAGGGTAGCCCGCATTAATGGCCGCTTCCCGCATGGTGATCTGCCCGTCCTTTGCCACAAGCTCACGTACAAACAGTTCCTGCCTGCGGGTCAAACGCTTCTCTGCCAAAGGGGGTCGGTTCGTCTGCTGACGCTTTGCTTCCGGCAAAGCCGCCGCTTTGGTGTCCAAAACATTGGCGTATCTGTTCTTGGCCATGGGGCCTCCGTATCCGAGTAAGTTGCGATAACCTAGCTTAAAAAGCCCGATCTATATAGTATTTCTACAGAAAAACAAAAATATTTTTTTCAAAACTCAGAGGCCCTTATACTGTTAGCTTGATTAAGCTCTGAAAACCACAGTGGTGTAGACAGCGGTACGGGTCCGGTACAGCAAAAAGTGAGCTTTTATGCGGGCTCCAAGACCGCCGTACCGCCGTACCGCCTGTACCGCCATTTTTCAATTTTATTTTTTATTTTTTTATTTCTCTGGGAAAACACTATATAAAAAGGCGTTTTAAGAGTTCGTAGTATTTCCGAGCTTCGGCTATTTCATTTTCGTCCACCAACCGCTTCATCTCTTTTACCATCATCCTCTTTTTAAGCTGTTGCTCTTTCCAACGCTTTTGTGCCGCGGACGCTGACTTGTGAAGCAAGAGCCGTTCTTCGCGTACCTGCTCCAGACTCTTTTCTTTGGTGGCCCTGATAACGCCCGCCTCGAGGCCCCGTGGCCCGTGTTCCGTGGCGTCATCTTCTTTCCGCCTAACCCACCGCGCCTGCTCGGGCATACGTGGTCTGATGTTCAGTTCTTCGGGTCGTTTATATTTTCTTTTATGTGGACGGCCTTTTGGTCTACCTTCATCTTCAAACCGAGGCCGCCCACGGTTGTCGTATTTACTACGTGGATCGTTGCAGTCCACCAGTTCCCCGTAGCTGTAGATCAAGTCTCTACTGGGCTCAAAGTTTTCCAGACAGGGGGTATCGTAGTCGTAGGTGCATTCATTGTTGAGGCGAACCAGTTCATCGACATATTTATCTTGAAGTCTAAGTACCTGTGGCTTACGGCGTTTTAACGGACGATACTTTTTGGGACGCGGGATGTATTTATTTCCAGCCCACATCCCATCAGTAATAAGATGACGATATTTTTTAAAATCACTCATAAGCGCCATATTCGGTAAGGATCACATGACAGCCGTCACGTAGTCCGTCTTCGGCACAATCCCATAAAAGGTAACCGTCATACCCTTGGCTGAGTAGGATTTTCCAAGCAAGTAGAGCATCTGCCTCGCCCCCTCCACTGCCATTACCTACCCAGTACATGTACCAGCCATCTTTACCTTCTTGGGATATTTTTGCGTCGTGGGTTACTTCACCTTCGGAGGACCGCAGGACTTCAAAACGACCCTCTTGCTCCCAGAAAAAAGCGGCCATGCTGGTATGCGCCAGAAACTTAAAATCATCCATGTCGAAGGACAGGGTACACCTGTCGGTTTCTTCAAGGACTTTGAGCAGTACGGTAGCTTCCATTGTTTTATCCTCGCTTACTGGTCATGGGGCGCATGTATCGTTCTTCGGCAAGTTGCACACGTTTCTTGGAACCGTCTGCCCACATGATCTCCATCCACTTGCGGCCTCGCTTCATAATGGCGGCGGCCCGTTGTCCGTTGTCCGTGTGGTATAGCACGGGTTCCCAGCCCCTGTTGAGGGCTTTTCGATAAGTTAGTTTCATAGCTTTCTCCTAGTAGCCATAAAACATTTTACCACGCTTTACTCTCATACGTCAAATGGTAGAAAAGCTGTGTCCTAGTCTTTACGAGCTTCAAAATGAAATACTAAGCTCCCGCGCCTCGTATTAATACATTTTTTGTAGCCCTACTAACAACAAAAAACGCACAGACTAGGTATTGCAACCGACTACAGCCAAAACCGGCTGGGCGTGGGACAAATCGTGACAAAACCCACACGAACAAGGCTTACTGTAAGGGTGACCTTGTCCTACCCAAGAGGAGTGCGAGAGCCCATTTACACCTTACAGAGGATTACTCTCATAGTCAAATGATAGAAAAACGGAAAGGGTTGCGTTTTGGTTTTCTATCGAAACTTGCGTTGGATGTATTTGAAGGCGCTGTAGATGGTTAGCACATAGAAGGCTATGACGGTCATAGGTATGGAGATGTAGGCCAGTTCCCACGGGGACAGGAACAGAAGCTCCCACGTGAAGTGGATGGCGGACTCTACGTCGCCCATTGGTCCTACGTCATAGGCTATGTCGTTTTCTTCAAGCAGGAACTGGAGGTCGTCCCATTCTTCCGGGGTGTAGCACCGGACGTAGTCTTCTGGGCAGGGTTGCATCAGTGGAGCATGGACCCGTGGGCCGAGTTCAGATAGTCCTGATGCTTCTCAAAAAGGTAATCGGTGTAGATTTCAAAGCCCATGGCGCACAGCCCGGCAAAGAACTCCTGCTCGCTTTCGGCAGACAGGATTTTCATCACCTTCTTACAGGTTTCATCCCCAAGCCAAGAATCGTTTGTGGCTTCGTTTATGACAAAGTCGAGGAAAGCCTGATCGTCTTCCAACAATTGAACAATCTCTCGACGTTGGTTAGTGGTCACTAACTTCTTATCGCTCATCTAAACCTATTGCCAAGTAAGGCTTTGGACCTTTCGAGGCAACGATTGTAAGACTTACAGCAATGATTGTCTGCCCGTGGCGTCAGTAGCGTGTCGAGAATTCTACGGATGATTCTCCAGAAACAACTTTCAGTGGTCCTGAAAGCGCGGCTGGATATTGTTTCCGCAGGGTTTCCGCCAAATAAAATGTTTAGCGCAATGGACAGACCGTCAATCAAGTCAACGACATAAACTTTTGCTCGTTTTAGCTTCGAGTTTTTCAGCATCTTCTTTATCCGGGGGTAGTGGTCGGGGTGTAAAGCTGAAACGTCTATGATAATTGTGGTTTCGCTCATCCAGTTATGCCTATCAAACTCATAATCAGAAGAATACCACCGATAATGGCGTATTCTTTCCATGTCATGGGCTTGAACTTCTCGGGCTCTGCTTCGTTGTCCGTGGTCCCGGACGCTTCGACGCCGCTCACTGTAACCCACGCCTCGTTTTCTGGCGTGTTTGGATCGTCTGCCACAAACTGACCGCTTTTAGTTCTTGCTCTTTTCCGTTTAGCCATCACGCTCTCCTATATTGGTGTACGATGGTTCTCATAAACTAACATACATACAAACGCCACGCAAAAAAAACCCGGCTCTGGGGCCGGGTCGGGATCAGGACTATCGTTCACTTTGGGAGAAAACTATGGTTAATCCCTAATCAGCTCTTAGGAGTCCTGCGGCATCCCATGAGAAGTACCGCAGACGGCCAACCTATCACTCGGGTCGGATGATTTCAAGGACCTCCATGGTCGCCTCTGACAAAGGCGTGATGGATAGATCTTTCTGAATAGCCACGGGTGTTTTAAGCCGGTTGGCGGTTTGTTGTCCGGCTTGCAGAGAGATTAGCACGTCATCCAGATCGTGCGTGGCGTCTCTAACCATTTCGCGTAATGTCTTTTGCATTGTTTTCTCGCTCCGCTTCACTTTTAGCATGGAGCAATTGTTGCCAGATTTCTAATTTATCGAACTGGTCTTTAGACACCGTACCCTTCTCGAAGTCCTGCTCAAACTTCTTCAAGGCTTTATCAAATTCTTCCTGAATGCTCATATGCTAAAGCTCTTGGAACTCAAGGGGACGCTGTTCTCTTTCTTGAACGTGTCCACCTGCTCAGAGATGTACTCCTGATCACGATTGGACAGGTTTTGCATTTTCCATTGCTCATGGATGTAACGCAGTTGTCCGCTTATTGTGCGGCCTTCGACGCGGGCAATGACCACCAGTTCCTCGTACACGTCCCGAGGTAACAAAGTAGATTTCCATTTGGTCGTATCCATTTGATTCTCCTAGATATTTCCAAGTTTTTTGTGGTGAGCCACACACATTTTATGTTGCTCAAGAATAAGACTTTTGTTTTGTCCGTAGTACGGGATGGCTAATCGTTGGGCTACCATAAAGTCGTTTAACGAGTCTTCGTCGCCGTCAATCATGACGGTCGCCAACACCCTGCCAAACTTACCTTTGCCGTCCAATTTTGTTTGAACAGTCACTTCTGTGCCGACAGGTAATAACTTTTTGACAAAATATTTGGCGAAACGGCCCAAAGCTTTTAAATCGTCATTGCCGCCGCGTACCCTGCGTGTCTCCGCAGTATCGATACCGTACAAGCGAACACTCATTTTAAGGGACACGTCAAAGCCCAGCCGGACGTTTAAAGACAGGCTATCCCCGTCAATGACGCGTAGCACTTCGGCGCGGTAATTGTAAAGTTCCATGCTATACGATTCTACGCATAGTTATGAGATTAATCAAGCTCTTCGCCCTCGCCCCAGCTTGGCCCGTAGTCCACGTCGCATTTGTTGGGAACTTGTAGCGGCACGGCGTTCTGCATGATTTCTGAAAGCTCTCGAGCGTGGTCTTT